TGGAAAGAATAAAACTAAACAATGTGTATTTGGTGTTGGTACAAGCACATCACCAGACCTTGAACTTGCAATAGACAAGGCAATGATGATTTCAAAGGCTGAAGTTGCAGATAAAGTTAAAGGTGAAATGAATAAGAAGGCAAAAATATTTGTTACAGAATTGGGTAAATCTCAAAACAAAACAGTTGTAACAGATGTTGAGTCGACTCTAATTAATGTAATTAAAAATACACAAGTAAGAGGGTATGAAGTGTTTGCTCAAGAAGTTACACTTACAAAACAAGGATACTATCGTGCTTGGATTGGTTTAAGATTACCTCTTGGTGAATTTAACAAGATGTATAACTATGCAATTGATGAAGTTGCTGACTCTTATAATTTAAAAGAACATGCCAACAAGGCTTATGCTGAAGTAGAGGCAATTGCAGATGCAGACTAAAATAGAAATATACTCAAAACCTAATTGTACTTATTGTGATAAGTCAAAACATCTTATTAAGACATTAGGTTTTGAATACACAGAAAAAATGTTTGGTAAAGATTTTACTACACCAGAACAGTTATACGAGGCTGTAGGTAAACAAGTAAGAACTATGCCACAAATAATAATTGACGATAAACACATTGGCGGATACAATGAGTTAGTTGAATATTTTGCTGATAAAGGTTTATGTAATTTTAAAGGTGAAATCATAAAGTAATGTTAATGACAGATAAAAAAGATAATAACGTTATATTGTTTCCTAAAATACCAAAGGTAAGACCTAATCAAAAGGCACAAGAGTTAGACGCTAAAAGACAGGAAATGATAAGACTACAACATAATAAAATTTATGTACAGGCATTGGGAGATGACATTACCGAGGACACCTTAATGAAGTTAAAAGATGAAAACTTTAATTTAACAGACCCAACATTTTTAAGAGATTATAAACTTTTTACTGAATCAATTAGGTCGTTATTGTTAAGACAAGTAAAGATGAAACACCCTTTACAAGAAAAGGCAGATAAGGCTATAACAACAAAAGGTGAAGGCAAAGACGTATATGCTATTACAATTGACTATGCAAAATTTTAAGAATTCCATAAAGCACTTTGGGATAGTTTCTAATACTGGCAAAATTAGTAACTTTAATCAATGCCACTATATAATAAGGAGTGAATAAATGTTTAAATCATTATTCTCAAACGACTCAATGAAAGTCGTATCAAAATCAAAAAAAGTATCTACAAGAGGTAGAAAAACTTTGTCAAAAAGACAAAAAGTTTTAAATCTATTATCTAAAGGTGCTGCTGTTTCTTGGAAAACATTAAGAAGCAAATTCGACCTAACATCACCAAGAGCATTGGTTGATACGTTAAGAGCAGAAGGTCACATGATCTATGTAAATCAAACTGCTCAAGGTACTTCTTACAGAATGGGTCAACCAACAAAAGCGATTATCGCTGCTGGTATCCAAAAGTTATACGGAACTCCGTATGCTTACAAAAATGCGTAAATCTCTCTCTAACTAACGCATAAATAAATGTAGAGGCGGCCTTGTGCCGCCCTTACATAACAAAATGAGGAGGGCAATATGCCAATAACAACAGCAAATTTAAATATGCAATATGCAGGATCATCTGCTCCATTGCTACACGAAATTCTAATCAAAGTAAATAACGCAAAAGACAAACCTAAAAAGATTGAAGTACTAAAACAGAATGACTCTGTTCCTTTAAGACAGATATTAAAAGGCGCTTTTGATCCTAAAATTGAATGGGATTTACCACCTGGTAACCCACCATATACGGTCAATGACGCTCCAGCAGGAACTGAACATACAACCTTATATACAGAAGCCAAAAAATTATGGCATTTTGTAAAAGGTGCAGACACAGCTCTTTCAAAAACAAAAAAAGAGATGATGTTTATACAAATGCTAGAAGGTTTACATAAAGATGACGCTGAACTTATGATTGCAGTAAAAGAAAAAGAACTTAATAAGAGATATAAAGGTCTTACTGATGCTGTGGTTAAAGAAGCTTTCGGTTGGAATGAAGATTACAAGACCGCTTAATATAAATATTATAGAGTGATTCTATAAAATTCAACTGTAGGGTGCATGACAGAATGTCGCACCCTATATTCCCTTTGATTTTACTATAAAAAAACGGATATATTATCCATTTTTTGCTTGTATTTTATGCTATATCTGATATAGTAATAGTATGAAAACAACAATAAAGGAGAATATATGTCAAAAGTAAAACAATACTATACTAACGAAGCTGAAGTCGCAGTTGATAAGATTATATTACAAGTTAAACAAAACTTAATTACAAAAGAAACTGCTGCTAAAGATATATTAAAAGTTGACAATGTGAATTTATTAGATATTCACGCTGACAATGTTGATGAAGTAATATATTATGGAGTGCAGTAATGAGAAGATCAATATTTGCATTTTATCTTATATTATTTTACATTTGGTCTTTCAGTATATTTAATGCTGTAAAGGCAGATGAATACAATAAAGTAGTTATTGGTCATATTATGTCCGAAACTTTAAAAGGTTCAGATATTGATACGTCTTCTATATTAGAAAATGAGTTAGAAAAACTTGCTCATAAATTTGTTATTGATTCAATTTCTATATTACAGGCTTATTTACCTCAAATATTAGAAGGTGTTGCCGCTGATTTAAGATTACAAACAGACAAAAAATACAAAGAGGAATTATTAAATGGCGAAAACAGTAACTAGAAAATCAAAAGCACTTAAACTCAAAAAAAAGTTGAAAAAAGAGTTTTCTTTAGGTAGAAAATATCTTACAACATATAAAGATATTAAAAAATACTTTAAAGAGTTTAATGTTGCAATTTTTGATAACAAGTTATCTCCATTTGGCCAAATTCAAATAAAAGATTTAAAAAGAGAGAAGTGTGTAGGACAGGTAATTACCTTTGAATGGAAAAGAAAAGGTACTAGAATGTACAAATTAGAGATGATGCCTGCCTATCCAGATAAAAGAGATTTCTTGGATACTTTAGTCCATGAAATGGTACACTTGTACCAAATGCAAAACTTAGGTGATACAGGAAACCATAATGATACATTTTGGTCTTTTAAACCTAAAGTCAATTATATTGGCTTACAATTATAGAAAAAAGAAAGATATATTATGAGTAAAAGTGAGAAGAACCATGTTGATGATTGGTTAAAAAATCAAATCAAAAAAGGTATAAACATAATTGATTATGTTTTACAAAACAATGTAGGTGAGTGGAAACTGTATTACACAGGTCATTTACATAAAGACATCTTAAACAATTTTCCAGGCAGAACCAGTAAAAAGATATTTAAAGGTTATAGAGAACTTTTAGATAATAACCAACTTGTGTTTATTCAAAAGAAATTTGAAGAACACGGTTACGAATACTATGTAAAGAAAGGTATATAATGAAACTATTGAAAAAACATAAAGAGATTTTACAAGAGGTTGTAAAGGGTAAAGGTTACTGGAGAACACCAACCGTACCTAAAACTCATAGTGAAAAAATACTAGATGACCTTGTTAAATTATATTTACAAGACTTGATTATATTTAATAGAGAATATGATGTGCCATCTTTTGGTCCTAGTAGTGAACACAAAGTAAGATATAAATGGTATGTTGTGACCATGAATAAAAAGAAAACTTTAAAAGACTTAAAAAAGGTTATTAAAGATGGTAAAATTTAAAGTTATCATTAAAACACTAATGTTTGTTGTAGTAATAGCAACTTTTTCACTTACAGGCTACGGTTACGTATTAGATGGCAAACAAAGAATAGAAGCTTTAACACCTACATTACCTGATTTTGAACACAATAATAATCAAACATTTTTAGATAGTGTTAATGAATGTGTTGCTTACGTTTATTTTTACAATAAAGATTTAGAAGAAGTAAATTTAGAACTATTATTTGCTCAGGCATCTTTAGAGTCTGGTTGGGGAACAAGTAGATTTGCTAGAGAAGGTAAAAATCTATTTGGTATTCGTACATATGATTTAAGAGAACCTCATATGTTACCATCAAATAATCCTAAAAAATGGGGTGTAAAAGTCTATCAACACGAGTGTGATAGTGTTTTGGATTATATACAAACATTAAACAATCATCATGCTTATGAAAACTATAGAAGACTATTAAAAGATGGCATTGATGATCCATTTATATTAATAGAATCACTTGAAGCATATGCAAGTGATAAAAACTATTTTGCTAAAATTAAAAGATTATTAAAAAAAATAAAAGAGGAGTATAAGTGATGACATTAGGATATGGATTACTTTTAGGAGTTCTAGGTATATTAATAACGATTACAGGCTTGATGATTGCTCTTATTGTTTATAATAAGTCAATCGAAAAACAAAAAACAAAGACAGAAATACCAAACGCTTTAAAAGATTTATTAACAAGAAAATAATATGAAAACAAAAATAAAAAAGTCTGAATATGAGTCACTTGCAATATGTATTAAAACAGAGCAAGTACCTGCTAATGATATTGCAGAATATTTTAAAGACAAATCATTTTACAATTATTATAAAAAGAACTGGTTAAACAAATAAATATTATACTATGTTTCTTACACTATTAACTTTCCTATCAGCCATAAGTATATCAATGATAGCTGCAGGTTATTCTATTATAGGACTTGCAACATTATTTGCTGGCGCAGCCGTGCCTATTATTGCTATGGGTACAGCGTTAGAAATAGGTAAGTTAGTT